TCAGAAAGGATTGCTTTTCCACCGGCTGTCAGTCAAAGCGAAAAACGCTCTGCGTTCATCGTCGGACAAGTCCATTTGATTGAGCATACTTTCTGCCAATCCCTTCAAATCTGCGCTTTCACCTTTTGCCTTTTGAGCCGCTTGCTCCTGCGCCTTTGCTACCAGATAAGCAGAGTAATACTTCATCCAGTCAACACCGCCGGACGTACCGAAATCCTGATATGCAGAATAGGCTTTGTCGTCCGTGCTGGTTTCCCCTGCATCGTTGGTTGTGGTCTGTGTAGCCATGTAGGTGTTGAACAAAAGATCATCGTCAAGGCCGCTCTGAATGAGCGCGATTCTCAACTCATTGTCAGAAACAGCTCCATTTCCGTCAGTATCTGCGTTTGCGTAGGCATCCCGGTATGCAATAACGCCTTGTGCCCCCACAAGGTCGTTCACCCGTTCGGACGTGCTGTCAGACACTTTTGCAAGGTAAGTGTCTACCAACGCTTCATCATCCAGGCCAAGGCTTTGCATGGAATCCCATGTTTCTGCGCTGCTCAGTTTAGCGTTTTCATCTCCTGTGCTGTTCCGCTTGTCGGCCCTTGCGTTGGAAAGTGACGCATCTGCCAGCGCATAGTTTACAACCCCGTCAATTCCTCCATCAAGATAAATCCCATAAAGGGAATCGTCAGACGTATAATCGGGAACCGCCGCTGCTGCGCCGACCTTGTTTGCCAGGCTGTAGATATCCCGGATAGTAGATGCCTGGTCTTCCTCTGACATGCTTCGGAACGTGGAGTTGTTCATCAGCTCTTCGATCATGTCATAGGCTGTCTGACCGCGGACAGTGGCATATTCAGTCTTTTGCTCAGGCGTGAGATAAGTACCGTCCATCTTGCTTGCGGCCCGTTCGGGAAGCACATTTGAATCCTGTGTGGCATCGTAGAGCTCCTGCAGATATTCGTCAACAGGGGTCGTATTCTCACCGGAAAAATAACCAGGAGACAACGTGTTGCTGAAAAGACGCCCAAGCAAATTTCCGCCTGTGTTTTCCTGCGTCCTGCCCCATGCATCGATCCAAGGCTCATTCAGCATAGAAGCCCCCGGGACCTTGTTCTGCAAAGCGTTCACATTATAGTTGATGTCGCGCTCCGTTGCACTGTCTCCGCCTCCGTAGCTGTCGCGTCGAGTCGGATCAATCGTTCGAGCAGCCTGACCCAAAACGGTAGGATAGAACTGCCCAAAATACCCGCTTACTGCGGACGATGCCAAAGAGGTAAGCGCGTCTTCGCTGTCTCCAAGATAGCGGATCTCGTCCAGTGTGTCATTCAGTCCGGACAGCATGGTGGTTTCAAGAACCGGCTGCGTCATGTGGCGCATTGCGTCAACAATTTGACCGGCGCTGTAATCTTCGCCATCTGCTGCGGTCCCAAGCTCCGCACCGATCAGAAGCGGAATAGCTGCAGGAGACGCCCAGTCAATGGTGTAGGAGCCAACCCCGGGAATATTTACGGAGTATTGCTGCTGCCCCTGCATTTCGTTGAATGCATTTTCTTTGTCATCGTCGCTTCCGCTTCCGTTGAGAAGTCCAGCCTTTGCAAGCATTGCGCCAATCCCGATAAGTGCAGTTCCGGTCAGTCCCTTTGATACGGAATCAATCACCTGATTTGTGCTGCGTCCGCTCTTGTAGCGGTACACTGCTTCTGCCAGACCGCCGACCGGATTATACTCCAAGGCACTTTTAGCAATGTTGATGGGTGTACGCTTAAAAGGAAGCACTCCTCCTGTAATCATGTAGGCCAGTTTTTGGCTTATACTTCCCTGCCGCGCTTCTTTTGAAAAGTCGCTGAGCTTCTGCGCAAGCCAGTTGTCTGTCTGGAAAGTTGCCTCCCGTGCATCTGCAATGGCACGGTCGGTCATTTGGCTGATACGGTTTTGCACATCCGGGTCAGTAGCGGTCAGGGCATCCACACCAAGCCCCTGTGCTTTCATCTGCTGGGCAAGACTGTTTGCAAATTCGGATTTGATGAAAAATTCATCTTCCGCCTGCAGGATCCGACTGTTCCAATCCGTTGCCTTTTGCAATACTCTTCCAGGTGCAGAATCTCCAAATGTTCTGCGTGCGCCTTCAATACCGGAACGGATATTGAACTTATCACCGTTTGCCTGCCGGAAAACGCGGCTGAAAACTGCATTCTCTGCGTAGTCTTTTGCGGCACGGACAAGGCCATTGTCTCCCGGTGTCAAAATAGCTTTTGTGCGCTGGGACTCCGGCAGAACAGCTCTTTGAATCACTGCGGAAACGCCGTCTTTCATATTGATGATGCCCCGCATCATCACGTTACCAACGATGTTCCGAACATGAGTCCGCGTATTGCCAAGCATAGCAAGGTACCGGAAGTTATTCATCTTATCAAACCAAGTTCTGGCCGGAAGATTCTGTGCAATGATGGAATACATCTTGGTTTCCAGTGCGTCACGCTCACGGCTGTCCGGCATTTCCTTCATCTGCTCTGCAATGGCAATAACGTCTTCAAAGTCCTGCCCTTGCAACTCACCAATGCCAGCAAGGTCAGCCATAAGGCGATTAAACACATCGTCCTTGTCGCCGCCGGCCACAACACGCTGGGCTGCATGATCCACTTGATCGTCGGTAAGCGAAATCCCATGTGCATCTGCAAGGTCTTTTACAATTTTACGTGCTGCTGCCAGATGATCTTCTACAGAATCAGACGTAGGCTCAATTCCATTTTCCCGCAAAAATTCATCAAATTCTGCGTCCTGATAGCTCATGGCCTCTTTGCCTACATCGGCAATGTCTTTTGAAAGGCTGTCTATCTTCTGGGATTCGCGAACATGATCGGACTGATACTGCTTTGCAATCTGGTCGGACACCTGCTGGAACTTTTGCACGGGGGTAAATTCGTCAAATTCAGATGCGCGGTTCTGCACCAGTGCGCGGGCCGTGCCAGAAGATGCACGAGAATGTCTTTCATACGCCATTTTCAGACGTTCTTTGATAACGTCATACTCTGCCGTTCCAGGCTGATTCATGGTCAGCTGATTTTGCAACCGTCGCTCCACTTCTTGCATCGTCGCAAAATCATCCGCGCTCCAATCGTTTTTGGATTTCAGGTCATCCATGATCTGCGCGGACGCTGCAAGCTCGTCCCCTACATTCTGCTGAACGGCAACATTAAAGTCCGCTCTTGCATTGTCCCCTGCCTCACGGAACGTGTACAGCTGATGGGTCTGTTCTCCAAGTCCAAGCCCGGCACGGTCCACATGGTCAACCAGCCTTCCTGCAGCCGAACGCTGAGTGCCATAATCTAGGTTCGGAATTTCTGCACGATTGTAGTCCCGCAGCATGTCAGCGCCAATACTGCGCTCGGGCATAACACCACTTGTACCATCCCACAAACTGCCGCTATCCGACGGCATTTGCGTAGAAACAGAATCGTCAAGGCCGAGGCTTTCCGCTTGTGCTGCAGGCTCATTCACGCCGTACCGCTGCGCCACTCTCTGGATATAATCAGGCGCTTCTCCCCATTCGTTTGATTCGGACGCAGTTCTGAGCCAGCTTTCAAAATCTTCTGTCTGCTGTCCAGAGAATTGATCGAGAATCATTTCTTTGGTGTAGTCCACGTTGGCCTGCAAAAGATCCGAGTCCACTTGCTTCTGGGGCCGTCCCGAAATCTGCATGAAATCATCAACAGGAGAAACGCCGTCACCAGAATAGCCGACGTTCATGCCAGACAATTCCTGCATAGCAGTATCCAGCGGCACTGCGCCATCCGGCTTTGTGGTAAGATTCACACCGTTCTGAATGTTGTACTGAGAAATAGACTTCAATCCAGTTGCATTCAAAATTTCCGCTGCATTTTTTCCATCCACATAAATCCGGGTGTTTTTCAGATAGTCTCTCAACGCCTGCTGTCCGGGATCGGCTTCCACCGTGTAATCAGATTCGCGGACCAGTCCGCGGGCGATCTGGTCCACCTCCTGATCCATTGTGGTGCCGTCTACTTCGCCGGCGGCAAGCCGCTCATAGAAAGACTGAAGCTGTCGGGTATAGGGCGACCGTCGGTCACGGCCAGTTACGGCCTGAGCACGCTGCGCATAGTTTACTTCTTGGGCTGTACCTCCCCCCGCTGTACCAGCCGTTCCATCTGCCGCTGCGCCAACACTTCCGGGCTGATATTCCGGGCTTCTCCCACCGGGATAGCCAGCTTCAATACTCTGGGATACATTTCCTCCCATGTCGGAATTTTGCTCATTTGCAATTCCTCCTTCATTGATTCCATCATATTGCGCTTCGGGAATATCGTCAAGTGCATCAAGATATTCCTGCATTTCTTCTCTGGTGCCAGGATACATGGCATCAATTTGATTAAACAGGTCCTGAACAACAGCATTGGTGTCCATGTTTTGCCAGGAAGTATCTTCTTGAACGGCTTGTGTCTGAGGTCCGAAAAGATCATTCCGAATGGAATCAATTTCTGGTATAAATTCTGTTGGATTCTGCTCATTTACCGGATTTGTGGGGACCTGCCCGGGAAGCAACATATCTTCTGCACGAATTTCAAAATTGCCCATACTAGAAGGCGTTTCCTGTGCTTCTCCGAGAGGACGCAGAAACGGTTGCTGATTGTTATTGCGGATGTTTCCAATCGCCGTTCCGACTCCGCCGTAAATGCCACCGGAAAGACCACCCATAAGGGCGTTTTGTGCCAGCTCTTCAAGGCTGAACTGCGCATCGGGATCTTGCGCCGCCTTGTCTGCCAAATAGTTTGCAATATAACTTGCAGACTCTTCTGTTGCCTCGCTTCCCATCTGCTGAAGGACATTTTTTACTGCGCTTCTTCCCCCCGGATTGTTGATGATGCTAACCCAGGAACCGACAGGGAGAACTTCTGTAGCCGCTTCAATTCCTCCGGAAATAATACCTCTGGACAAGGCGTTTCCTGCGGTTTCGCCCTGATTGCTGAGTTCTGCTGCTTTTCCTCCTGCCGCCTGTGCGCCAGCCAACCCAAGAGAAATTCCGGGACCCACATACGGAATCAATGCGGCTGCCATTGTGGGGGCGTTTCCAATGACAGCATTTGCCGTATTTACTACAAATTTTGTTCCATCGTCCAACCCAAGCTGTGCGTTAGCAAGGTGCTCGCTTCCTTCGCTGTAAAGCCTTACGCCTGTGCTGTTTTCGGGCGTAAGAACGGTGCCGGGGAATTTTTGGTTCAGAGCATCTTCTGCTGCATCCCGGGCCTGAACAGCCGCTGTGTACTCTGCGGTGGGATGTTCTACGCCGTTCTCATCAATGGTATAAGCACGTCCCTGTGCGTACAGTTCATCCATTCTTTTTTGAGCAGCGCGAAGTTCCTCCCCTTCCACACTTTCTGTACGTTCTGCCGTGTCTTTAACTGATTGAGCTGCGCCTTCCCCCAGCGTAATCAAGCTGCCTGAAATCTGTTTGCCAAGTCCTTTGAAATCTTCCGATGCGCGATAACCAACGCTCCACAAGGTTCCGTATTCGTCATACAGTTCCCGCATCTGGTCATAAGTCTTCTGTTCTTCCGGAGTCAACGCATTACGAGCATTTGTCTTCGCCTTGCTTCCGTCTGCGGCAGATTCCAAATCCCACAATTTGCGGGCATTCTCATTTGCTTCCAGATAGTTGTTTACAACCTCAAAAGCAGCGTCTTTATCCCCTTTTGCCTGATCCGCCGCTTTCCTCCACCTCTCTGCCTGCGAATTGGTCATGGATGTGGTTTCGGTCTTTTTTGAGGTGTTCTCCGTCTGCTTTTTGGGATCTTGCAATGCAGCGCCGTACTGGGGACTGGGAGTATCAGAATTTCCGCCCGTAAGATAAGAGGAAGCCCTTGCAACGCTTTTGGATTTTGCATTATTGGCACTCTGCGAATTGGTCCCCGTGGTCGTCTTGTTTTGGGATTTGTTTTCCCTTTCTTTCGGGGAGGCTTCAGAAGTGGAATTGCCTTCCTTTGTATCCAGTGTATACCCCACTTTTTTGAGTGCTTCCGCAAGCGCAGGATTGCTTTTTGCCTGTTCTTTGAGCCGGTTGATCGCGGCATCATTGAAGGAATTGCCCGACTTGGATGAAGAGTCCGTTTCGGACTTGGTTGCTGATCCGGAAGTTTTAGCCGGACTTCCGGAACCGCCGCCAAACAAAGAACCCAAAACCGAACTGCCTGCCTTGCTCTTGTCGGTGGAACTGGATTTTGACGTATTTCCAGATTTGGCTGTGCTACTGGATTTTGACGTGCCCCCAGATTTGGAGCTGCTCCCGGAAGAGGAACGGGCAGCCGCCTTGGCTGCTTTCTCAGCAGCTTTTTGTGCCTCTTCCATAGCCTTTTGTGCGGCCTCCATCTGCTTTTGCCCGTTCTCAATGATGCCGGAATAGACTTCTGTTGTGTAGTCGTCCAAGGCAGGCAAGCTCATGTCCTGACTATTCATTACAGAAATTCCGCTTTTGGCCGCACTTACAGCATTGGAATTTCCGCTGTTTACTGTACTTCTCTGCGCATTTACATAGCGGTTGAGATAGGCATTCAAAAGCGCCTGGCCGCGTGTGTTCATTGCCATAGAAATTCCCTTTCTTTTACAAAAGCCGCCCTCTCATCAAGGGCGGCTTTTTTCAGTAGTAAACCCACTCTCCGTTTACATACCGGGCGTTTCCGCTCGCGGTCGGCACTGCATTTCCCTGCAACAGAGATACCAGATTTACCCCATTTTTTGCCGCAAGGTTCACCAAAGCAGTTGCATAATCCGACAGACTGGCCGCCTCTCCGCTGGCACGCTGCTGTTCCAACTGCGCCATATTGTTCTGATAGGTGTTGAGCAGATCACCGAGCTGCCGCTTATTTTCCAGTTCCAGATCATTGCGGCTGTTCTGGTAATTGTTCAGCATGGATGCCGTTGTGGTTTCACTGGCTCCTCCGGTAAGACCCTGTGCGGTCAAAGCCTGTTTCAGGTTCTTCTGCTGGAGCATTCGGTTCACATAGGCTTCCTGCAATGCCTGAGCGGTGGCATCATTGACCTGCCCGGCAGCATAATCATAATTTGCTTTCTGCTGGGCGGCCGCTTTCTGATAGGCCTCTTCTCTCGCCCTGCGCTGTGCTTCCTGAGCGGCCTGCATCTGGGCCAAAATAGATGCCTGAAGTTCCGCATAAGGATTTACCGCGGCCTGCGCGGATGTGGCTGCCTGCACAGAAGAAGCTGTATACCCGCTACCGCGGTTTGCGCTTCCAGAAGATCCGGCAGACGCAGAAGAGGTCTACGTTGTGTTGGGTTTTGCAATGTGTGTGTACTGCTTGTTGGAAGATGTGACCCCTCCTCCAGAAACGCTTCCCGGTGTCTGGTAATAATCCTTTGCCGGGCCTGTATACGGTTTCGGCATTCTTATCCCTCCCCCACAATGCTCTGGAATTTCTTCACCAGGTCACTGATGTAGTTGCTCCCCCGGCTGGCAAAAATGCCGGTCAGCACCGTGCCGATCCAGGGCACGGCAAAGGTCACGCCCAAGGCGCTGTACACATCCGCCCCCACGGCCAGACAGAGCAGCACCCCCAGCGCCACCGCGCCGGCCTGGGTCAGCGCGATTTTATACTCGCCGGCCTCCATCGCCTTGCCGATGCTCTTTGCATACTCGATAAGGCCCTCGACCGTCACTGCGATCACTACTGCCAAAACAACCATACTCATTTTTTACTCCCTTCTGATATCGTCAACCGAATTTTCAAGGTCGGCAATCCGGTGATTTGCCACCTTCATCTGTTCTTCCAGCACGGGAACTCTGCGGGCAAAATTGTTGTGTTCCCGGACTTCCCTCGTCAGTTCCTCGATCTTCGTTTCCGTAACCGCCTGACTGACGCGGATCTGCTGCTCGGTGCGCCGATTGGACAGCATGTTGGAAATAATCACGCCGATCACACTGCATCCGCCTGTCACAAGTGCCACAATGATTTCGATCATCCCTGCCCCTCATTTCTGTACATACTGCGCGTGATATGCCACATCGTTGTCCAGACCATGCTTGTGGGCTACCCGGTAAAAGTCCATGGCCGCCTCTGTGGTCAGCACCGTAGGGTCAATGCTGATACGCTGGGTCACATTTTGGGCATGGTAGGCCACGTCATTGTCCAGGCCGTGCTTCTGGGCTGCCAGGTAGAATTCCATGGCCACCTCCACCGGCACCTCCACGGGGTCCAGGCTGATCTTCTGGTACTCCTCCGAAGCCTCTTTGCCCCATCCGTTGAGTCCGGCCCCCTTGATGATGGCCGGATAGTCCTTGTAGGCATAGTCACAATCCAGCCCGGCAACGGCATCCACCGGAACACCGGGAACGCCGAAGGAATTGTCAGAGCTGACCTGACGCATCCCATAGGGCAGCGCCGTCTGGGAAGTCGCGGCATCGGTATAGTCGGCGACCCACAGGTCATAGCCTGCCAGCTCGGCAGCATCCAGCTTGGTGTTGATCCAGTCTCTGCTGCAATAGAGAGCCGCGTAATACCCGGCCTCCTCCAGCATTCCCAGAGCCGTCTTGACGATGGCGGTGCGCTGAGCATTGGTCAGGGCAAGAATGCTCTGTTCATACTCCTGGTCAAAGCAGACCGGATACTCGAACTGTTTGCCCTGGATGGTGTCCAGGAAAAGCTCCATCTCTGCCCGGGCCTCGTCAACAGTGGTGGCGTAGCTGTACCAGTAGGCCCCCACCGGGATGCCCAGGCGCCTGCACTCGGAATAATTGCGCTCAAACTGCTTGTCCACCTGGTCGTCGTACCGGCCGTATCCGGCCCGCAGCATGGCAAACTGAACCTTGCTGCTGGATTTCACGGCATCCCAGTCCATCGCTTTCTGGTGATGGCTCACATCAACGCCGGGGATCCTGGTCTCTGCCGGTTTCTCCCCGGAATCGCAGGAGGGACCTTCCTCATAATGCTTGACCGCGCCGGCATCCGCGCTGATCCACTGGCCAGCGGCACCGCCCACGCCACGCTGGGTGATGCGAAGCCAGCCGTCCGACACCTCATAGACGGCATAGAGCCGCCCGGCCAGCGCCTTGCAGTCGTCGGCAGAGTGCTCGCCCCAGTCCACCACGGCATAGTTGGTACCGGGGCCGGTGCGGCGCATGTAGTTGCTGGTGCCGATGCGCACCTCACCGATGGGCTGCTCGCCGGTGTCCCGGTGCCAGATGTAACCCACGTTGTCCCGCACGTTGCCGCTGCCCAGCTCGGTGCCGCCGTATACCGTCATGCCGGTGGGCATAAACAGCGCCCGGTTGATGGGATAGTTGTCATCCGGGGCATAGCTGCCGCCCCCAATGGAATGCCACGGACACTTGCCCGCTTTGGGCTTGTCCCGCGCCCGGCCAAAGTCGATATGCAGGTGCATGGACGCCCCGCCCGCGGTGCCCTCGGAGTACATCCATGTCCCTGTCGGGATGGTCTTGCCCGCAGCCAGGCCCAGGGCCGACCGGTCGGCGGCCGTCATGTGGATACACTCCAAAATGGGATAGCAGATCTCGCCGGACACCAGCACCAGCGGCTCAGTGCTTGCAAAAAACCAGACGCCCTGCGCCGAGCTGCCGCAGGCCAGGGCGGTCATATCATTGCCGGCGTACACCTTGGATTTACCGGTATCTTTGCCGCCCACATCGATGGGCAGGCGGCCGCCATGCTGGCCCTTGCCGGTGCTGGGCGTCACCCCGTCCACCGCGTAGCCCATGCGGTAGCCGCTGACTCTATGTACTCCGCCGTTTTCGCCAACGGCGGGCATATACGCTTTTTGATACATTACGCTTCCTCCTGTTTCCTGTTTTGTCCAAACCAGTCCGACAGCTCTCTGGACTCACAGCTTGATTCCGTAAATTTTATACGGGATACAAGACCCATTACTGTTATTTGCGCCATTCATAAAAGTAACACCGCTTTGGTCTGTATCAAATTCTCTATATGCAGTTCCTTCGGCCATAACAATAAGTACCCCACCTTCCCCTACGGGTACAATCAAAGACGTTGTTATCCTATCATATTTATCGCCAGCCTCACTACCTCTGCGGCACATAATCAACACAAGATTATACGAAGATAAATTCACACTGATTTTTCTGGCAGAAAATTGAGCATGTGTATTCGAATTTGTCCACAGCAGAACAATTTTAGTGGTACTGACCGGAATGGTCACCGTTCCGTCGGCGTCCGCATTCACTCCATTGACCGACTGTACTGCAGTGTCAGCCTTTTGCCCCTGGGCAGCGGTGGCGGCATTAATATCCGATGGTGATACAGGGATTTCCGATTTAAGAGCATATCCGCTCAATGCGTCGGGCTGCAGGGCGCTGTCGGCCTTTGCTCCCTGAGCTCTAGTCGCCGCGCCAATGCCATTTGGTGTAATGTTTACCATTGTCTGAGATGAACCATTATAAGTTGCCTGTGTAGCTCCGTTAAACCGAATTGACAGGCTATAAGGGTTCGGCAAATTATCCGGCAAGTCCGCTGTTTTTGCATACGGGGAAAGGTCGTCTGGCTGCACTGCCGTATCCGCTTTCGCGCCTTGGGCCGTTGTCGCTGCGCCAACATCCGCGGCTCCCAACGTGATACTTGTGCCGCTCTTGTTGTTCACAGTTTGTACCGCTGTATCCGCCCTGCCGCCCTGGGCGGCGGTGGCGGCTCCAATGTCCCCCGCTTGCAGCGTGATGCTGTTGCCGCTCTTTCCGTTGACACTCTGCACCGCAGCGTCCGCCCTGGTTCCCTGCTCAGCAGTGGCGAAATCAGACGGGTCAAAATCTGCCACCTGTTCCGCGCGATCTGCAGCAGCTTGCGCACGGTCTGCATGGGATGCAGAATCCTGGGCAGAATTTGCTGCCTGCACAGCACTGCCGGCAGCCTGCTCAGCCGCGCTCTCTGCCCTGGCACAGCTCTCCGCAGCGTTTCCCGCAGACGCGGCAGCTGCCTGGGCGGATACAGCAGCCGCCTCATTATGAGATGCTGCATCCCGTGCACTACTCCATGCCTGTTCTGCCTGCACCTGCGCCTCACGGGCGCTGTCGGCAGCGGCAGATGCACTTGTTTCGGCCTCCTCTGATTTCTGGCCTGCCTGATCCGCCTGCCTCTGTGCTGCCTGATTGCTTTGCTCTGCTGCCTGCGCGCTCTGTGCTGCCAGAGCAGCCTGGCTGCCGGATGCGTTCGCCTGGCTTTCCGCGGCCCTGGCGCTTTGCTGTGCCGCCTCCTGAGCCGCTCCCACACTGGATGCAACGGCCTGAGCCAGGTCGGCCGATGACCGCGCATTGCTGCTTGCTTTCTCTGCGGTCTGTGCACTCTGTGCCGCAGCGGTACTGTTTTTCGCAGACTCTACGGCAGCCTGCTGGGCATCGATCCGGGCATCGTTAACCTGGCTCACAAACTGCTCAAACTCGGAGGGGGTGGGCTGTGATTCATCCCCGTCGATGGGGTCATGGTCCATCACCTTGTATTTCAGGTTGCGGGAAACCCGCAGCATCTCTCCGTCGGTGCCGGAAAAGACGATCACACCGCTGCCCGCCTCAGACGTTGCCTCCGGCGGCACGGAAACCATCCCGTCACCGTCCATCAATGCTCTGACGGATGTACTGCCGATGCGGAATGTCGCCAAAACGGTAAGCCCATCCCAGTCGCTGTCTGCCGTGATATGAAGCTTTTCGATGCCGTAACTGTCCCAGGTGCCCAGCGTCAGGGTGCCGTCTCCGGCGTATTTGATATCGTAACCGGTCAGCTCTACTTCATGTATCATTCTTATCCCCCCGCTCAGGACACCGTAACGGTAGTTGATTTCGTTGCGTCGGCACCGTTCATGTTCTGGCTTTCCGCACTCACGCTTCCCTTCGAGGTCCCGTCAATATAGATTTTGGCAGTTGCGTTGGCATACGGCGTTGAGCCATGGGTGCCAAGGTGTGCGCTGATATCCACCCTCACCTTGATGCTGTAGGCCGTCAGGATCTGGCTGCGGGTCAATGTGACTTCCGGATATCCGGACGACGCCTTTTTTCGGTATGCTCCTGTGGGAATACGAATGTTTGCCGTATTTCCCGCCTTAATAGACAGCGCCGTTGTGACAGTCCCGCGATCAACAAGGCTTCCGGTTTTCATTTCTTTGTTTCCGGCAAAGAATGTTTCGGATGCGACAACATCATTTTCAGAGGCGGTAGCCTGGGCCAGCTTGGTGTTGCCCAGCCCACCGCCTCCCTTAAAATTTATCTGCCCCGCCTCCGCATCGGCCGCAAATGCGACCCACTGCCCCATCACAAGGGTATCTCCGTCAACCATATCGCCGCCGCAGGTGGCGGTGACCGGGACACCGTTGAGCTGCACAGTGTCCCCGCTGTTGAACGCCGCTGTGATTTTGGCGATGCCGTTCACACCGCTGCCTGCAAAGTTGTGGACGCTGCCGCTTTTTGTGTGGGTGTATTTCTGCACACAGGCATCCACACCGAGATGCCCGGGGTCATACACCGCCTGAGCCATATCACCGGAGCCGATGGCAACCACCTTGTTGTTGATCGCCTGGTCCGTTTCCTCTCTGGTATAGGCCCCGGTCTGCGCCGCCTTCACGTTATGAGGATTGCTCTCATCAGCCAGATGGGCATCCGCAAACTTTTTCAGTGCATTCAGCAGATCCTGCACGGTACTGCCATCCAGTCCATCCGGAGCGGCTGCCCCAAGGCTTGCCGCTGCCGCAACCGCCTGCAAGGCATCCACCAGTGCATTGAACTTGGGGGCCAGCAATTTCTTTGCAGGTTCATCGAACTTTTCCTGCATTTCCTGAGAAGTAAGCCCGGGCGTATCGGGCAACCCTGTTACGCCAACAGCTTGCAGTTCTTCATCGGTGATTTTCTAAAAAGCCATTTTCTCCCTTCTTTCTTATCCCTTGTACTTTCCGCTTTCCACAAATTCAAGGGCAATCTGCATCAGGCCAAAAGGTTCATTCAGCGCAGCATTTTCAAGCCGAATCCGAGTTTTGTCCACCTTCTTGATGCGGGTCTTGACCGGCAGCGTGTGTGCTGTCGTGTCATTTGAGAAGGTCAGTTTTGAAAACACGACCTGCGCAAAGCTGAAATACCGTGCTTTTACCTGCTCATCTTTCAGCAGCGTCCAGATTCCACGCTTCTGAGCAAATATTTTCACACCAGTGACCGCGGCACTGGAAAGCTGCAGTGCCAGATACCTCCACGTTTTGTTCCGATAGAAGTATTTTCCTGACAAATCCGGCGTTTCCCATACCGCGCATATCGGTTCGCCATCATCGTTATAGCTCCCGATATAATCCGGGTCGTCGTAAAATTCGCATACACGACCATCCGTTGCACCAAAATACAGCCTACCATCTTCGACCCACATCACCCTGGCAGGGATGTTTGTGCGGTAGAAGCAGGCATACTGGCGATTGGAATATGGTTCGCTGGCGGCAGTTCCAAGGCTTTGCAAACCATCCAGGATATAGGCAACACCGTTCAGGCAAAGCCAGTACAAGTCCTTGTATGTACAGGCAAAGGCATCTTCAAGGCCGATTTCCTGCAGCAACCTGCCATTGCAGTAGTAACTTCTGTCCTGGCTGTATCGTTCGCCGTTGATGTCGCTGGGTGTGATTGCGTAAATTCCCAAACGGGTCAAGAACATAGGCTCTGTGCCAAGATACGCAAAACTGTGTTTTGCAATGGCACCCGGACCTTGCAGCGTGTTGGTAATGGGAAAAGCAGGCTCACTGTCCACAAGGTTTCCCGCCCGGATGATGACATTTCGGTCCACTTCCATATCGTCCTTATGGGTAGCGAGATAGTTGTTGATAATGGAATATCCAACGATTGCGCTTTTGCTGGTTCCCACAACAGAGTACCCCGTATCCGGAAAGTACGTCGGATCGTCCTGGCCACTGTACCAATCGTAATTGACAAAATCCGGGTTTCCGCTCAGAAACAGTCTGTCAGAAGCACCGTTCACGCCAAAAAGGATTCCGATGGTGCATTTATTGATTCGGTCCGCATATCCTTCCACGGTACGGCTGGCGGTGATTTCCACGTTATCCTCGCCGGTCACCGGAGATTTTCCGGGCGCGGAATTGAAAGTAACCACTCCGGTAGATCTGTTCACAGTAAAATCTTTGTTTTCCGTCTTGCTTACCCAGTCGCCGCTTGAATTCAGAATTTTTGCTGTGACTGCTGTCGAGTCAAGCCCGGAAAAAGAAAGGTGATATGCTTTATCCGTATCTGTTCCTGCAAAACGTTCCCGGAATTTCGGCTGCAAAAGATTCAGCGCCTCGTAGTCTGTGCCTCCGCCATTGGGAGCCTTCGCAATCGTCAGCAGAGGAATATAGCCTTCTACGGCCTTTACACTCTCGCCATCGTACACAACAAGCTGTTTGCCGTCGATCAGATAGAGCTTATCCCCAAACTCCCAGCTCTTGCTCCTCTCATCGGCCATCCCGTCATAGATCTCTTCCAGCTCAGCCTTGGCATCCTACGGCATTCTGTACAGTTTTGTGCCTGCATGGATAATGCCGGCGGGATCTTCTTTCCGTGTATGGTATCCGTTGATTCTGTCAGGGAATTGTGCCCGTCTGAAATACCCCATGCACTTGCGCACTTTACCGGGTACGTCCCGGATCATGTTCGGTGCGTTCGGACTTTTCCCAACGTCTACGTTTCCGGGCGAATTGGTGTAGTCAATCCCATAGAACTTGTCAATCAGAAGAATGCTTCTGCTTGCCTGAGAAGGAATTGAAAATTGTGCCATATCACCACCACCCTGTTGTGTTCACGAATTCGTCTGTCCCTGACACAGGCATTTTCAGGCGTTCCAAAGCCGTCTCAAACTCATTCCGGTAGTATGTGGCAATGGACAGGTCATCGTCTTTATAAAGCTCGCTGGCCATGTACAGAGGAAGCAAAACGACTGCTTCGTCCGGCAAATCGATTTTTTCCGTATCCGCCGTGTTCAATGTGATCTCGGCAGGCATCGCATCGTAAAAGCACTCAAACGTACCTTCTGCGGATTCCGGGAACACCAGATACTTTCCTGCCAGGAACTTGCACCCCGCATAGGCTTCCGGAACTCCGCTTTGAATGTGATACACCTCCGGCGCTTCCATCCGCCAAAACCTGGAAAAGTCCGTGCAGTCAACAGACATTTTCTTGCCCTTTTTTTTCGTGACCTCCTCACTTTTGCGAACAGGAGCAACGGATGTTGCCAGCATTCGGATTGCCTCGTTGGCTGCGGCCGGCATGGAATTCAGATATTCCTTGATGCTCTCATCGTTCTTGTTGATGGTGGTCCCGTCAGACGAAAACATTTTCTGAAGGGTCGCGAGTTTCACGTCACCCCATGTCAACCATGCCACCTCCCTGCATCTGCGCCATCTGCTGTTCCTGCTGTTTCTGTTCCTCCATGCGCTGCTTGATTGCTTTCTGAACCTCACCCGCATAAGGGAAGTTGGTATTTTTCAAAAGCGTCCACAGCAGATACTGGCTGTCCAGCTCATTGATCGGCCCAAATCCACCGGCCTGATACTTGACGTCGATCATATCCCACAGGCGTTCCCGGTTGCTTGCCAGATTGGACGCCGGGTCCACTTCGATGATGAATTCATCATTCCAGTAGAGTTCCCCGCTGGCATCCCGCTTCAGGAACTGCATCCGGTCAAAATGGCTCCACTGCTGTTCGCCTGTGGAGTCCACTTCTGTAATGGGATAGTTTTCATCCGCATAGGCCAAAAGGAATTGGAAAATCTTTCGATACAACTGCGCGTAGGCATCGTTTTTCATTTCCCGTTTGGACTGCAGACGGCCGGCACTCTGGTTTGCACTGAACTGCTTGGCGCTGCCGGAAGTGGCAGAGGAATCGTATTTGCCCTGGAATGCATCTGTAATACCCAGCGCGGATTTTGCCCAGCTGTAGTTGGTTTCCAGCATCTGCTGGTCATAGCTGGTATTCGGCTGCACATTGTAAACGTCAATCAGGCTTTTCTGGCTTGGGTTGTCCAAAGGTATCTTTTTGATTTCTCTGTCAGACGTTTCAATGTTCACATTGCGAGGAAGAGTCAGATAAGAGCCGCCTTTCAGAAGTTTTTCTTCGATCTTGGTTCCGAACTTCTTGATTGCCTCCTGCTGGTCTGCAATCACATCCACGTCCGAAATTCCCAAAAGGCGTCCTTCTGCGCTGATATTCTGCCGCAGCACAATAGGAAATCCGGACGGCTTATAGGCCGGGATTTCCGTGGCATACAGTTCCCCGGGCATCATGATCAGTTCCCCCGTCGCATCATCCCGCTGATAACTTCCGTCGGGATTCATGATCGGCTGGTCCGGACCGCGCTGCATTGCCGAAATCATTGTTCCGTCGTTCAGCACCAAATCCGAAGTGAGAGTGATGGTTTCGACGGGTCTGTCCACAAACTTTTTATTGCCGCAGACGCAACGGTCACCAACCTGCTTGCGGCCGCACTTGGAGCAGACTTTTCCCATCCGGGCATAATAGTCCGGGTAGTCTTCCAGAACAGTGTCCCACACCCAACTGAACACGCCCACTTTCCCGTCTTTTTTGTAGTAGGCAATGTTCTGTGTCACCATGCCGGGGATCGTGGTCTCATCATCGCCGCGAATCTCGGGATCTTCTTCTGTGCTGTCCTCAATGGTCACATTGTACCGTTCTTCGATCGCCCTCTTGCTCTGCGCAATCAGAACGAACACATAGTCCATTTTGTCCAGGGAGTAAATCCCGGGCTGCGGGATCACCTGGCGTGGATGCCGTTCTGTGACGTCCACATCCCCCAGCGTGCAGTGATAGCCGGCTGCCGGATTCCACTCGATGTGAAAGAAGTCTCCGCCCTGAATCGGCACGGTTCTTTCCTGTTTGTCATTGATTGCCAAAAGGTTCAGCCGCCGAGCCTCGTTTCTCAAAAGCGTTTCCAGCTGCCTTGCAAGTTCCTGATCTTCCTCATGGATTGCTGTCACTTTCGGCTGCGGGATGCTGGAATCCACCTGGCTTTCGATCAGCTCATACGTGATGTTTCGGACATTCGATGCGCCTTTCTTTGCATTTCGGATGTCGTGGGTCCCCATATACAAGGCTTCCCGATCATTCATGCTACTGAGCTGCTCATGGTATCTCTGCTTGGCGTCTGTCAGCTTCTACTGCCAATAGCCGAGCTTTTCATTCTTTTTCATTCAGCCCTCCATAAGAAAAGATGCCCGCCCTAAGGCGGGCATCCCCCGTTTTGTTATTCCAGAGTGGTTCCAGTTCCTGCGTCGGCGCCGCCCATGATAATATGGCGCCAATCACCAAATCCGGCGCTGAAACGAGCGCGGCCGGACGAAACCAGGTTCTGAGTATCCACGTCCACATCCTGCTTGATGGTCAGCGGGATACGGTCATAGAACAGGCTGCCGTTCAGCTCATCACGCGCTTTGCTGGACATGATGATGTACGGCTCCTTGCCGTCTGCGGCCTGCCAATACGGATTGACAACCAGCTTCCACAAGCCCTTGTTGACGTTGATGTCGTTGTTGGGGGTGTTGACCTGGTTATCAGACTGTGCAATCTTCTGGCACAGCCGGATCAGGCGCCAGCAGTTTCCGGGGACGATGATGGTGTCAAAGTCGTAACCCATCACGTGGCCGGAGTAGTTCTTGAAGTTTTTGCCGATGTTTGCCAGCCGTGAAAGCATCGTATCATCTTCACCAAAAGCATTAGTGAAGATGTTGGACTGCGTTCCAACGCCAGATGCTCCGGGATGGTCCTGGGCAAACAGTGCCTTGGTATCGGGGCCGGTTGCATCAAATCCACTGTGACCGCCGTACTCAAACGTGGTTGCGGCAGAGGTCAGGGCTTTGGTAGCAAACTCGGCGCGGGTGCGCTTGTAGGACCGCACGTAGTTCTTGGAGCCCGCTGCAATGGGGTCAAAGTTGGAATCTTCCTTGGCCTCTGCGGTACAGACAAACTTCTTCATGAACTGCGAGTGGGTAATCAGCTTGGGATTGACCTCTTCCAGCTTGTCTTCCTCTGCCGCCGCTCCTTCAGCAGTGTACTTGAACGAACTGAAGCTGGACATGCCAGCAGTCTTCTCGCCAAACCGCTTGGACTTTCGGACAACGAACATAGCTTTGACCAGGGCGTCGTCGTCGCTCTTTTCGTTGTCGGCGTCCACCATGTTCATGCGGATCAGCGTGGCCCATTCATTCCAGAAATCATCAATATTGTCATTCTACTTGGCAAAAGACAGTGCCATGGTTTTTTCTCCTTTCGGTTACAGGGTTTGGTTGTAGAGCTTTTTCAACTCCGCCATGCTCTTTTCGGGGAACGCATCCCTCATGTGAGAAAGCCACTGGGACGGAATGTCTCTTCCGCTGCCAGATGCGCTGTTCTCTCCGCCATGAGCGGCCAGATGGGTCTTGCCGCGGACTTCATTCCGGGCAGCCTGTTTTCCGGCTGCCGTGGAATTCTGCACAGCGGCGTCATAATGCGTCACCTTGAAGGCATCGACGACAGAATAGCCTTTGTTCACAAGGCCAAGGATGGCATTGAATTCAGGCCGCGCAGCCAGATCATTGATGTTCTTGATGGACGGGTCAATCCGTCCAATCTCCATAAGATCTGCGTTGAGCTGCTGCTCTGCCTGTTTCTGTGCCTCCATGCGCTCAAGATTTTCCATACGTGCCTGCATGGCAATCTTTTCCGGATCATTCTTGATAGCCTGCGTAAAGGCTGCCGCCTCCTGCGGGTTCAGTCGTTTCGCGGCCTGCTGAATAGCGGCGTCCCGCCTCATTTGGGCCTGTGCATCGATTGCTTCCCAATACTCTTTCTGCGTGGTAATGGGTTTGCCCGTCAGGGGGTTGGTTTTTCCTGCGCAGCGGCGGGCAACTTCAGCATCCGCGCGGCGCTGTGCGTCTGCTTCTGCGCGGCGGCGTGCGGTTGCCCATACACTGTCAGGGATTGCAGGTTCCTGTTCAGGGCCGGAAGATTCAGGCTCCTCTCCGGGCTCCTGTCCGCCTTCCTGGTCTGTCACTTCTTCCTGCTCGCTGACTTCCTGTTCAGGTTCGGCTGCTTCCTGAGTATCAACGCCATTTTCCAGTTCGTCTCCCATTTTGTTCCTCCGCGTACAAACGCTCGCCAGCTAAATTTATTTCAAAAGCGGATGCCCGCTTATGACTTCTTCTGGATCACCTTTTGGGCGACCGGATATTTCCCGTCCGGGTCATATTTGGCACACTGCTTGTTCCGGCAAAAGAAAAACAGTGTGTCTTTGTTATCATCGGATACCACTTTTACGCGGCATTCAATTCTGCACGTCGGACACCTCAAAAAATCCCCTCCAAAAACAGCAAATGATTTGGCGCACAGCCTCCGAATTTACTCCACGCCCACTGCGGGGCCTGGAGGGAAACATAAAACGACAGCACATCACGCCGGATATCCCCATTTTTCAATGAGGTATTTCCGCATTTTTTCGCTTGCGTTTTGGTAATCTTCCCACTGGTCTGCCGTCCACTTTTTCCGATTTTTGTTTTCTTTCGGCTGTGCCGGACTTGCCCACCATACGCAGAAATACCGCAACGAATCAACCGAGTGCGTAAGGATATGCGGCGTTTTCGAGTATACGTTCGCGTCTTTTTCATCAACCTGTATCTTGCACATATCGTCCCACAGATGGGGGACGTTGTGAAATGTCATGTACGGGGTATCGGTTTCCGGGTCAATCCTCAGCCATTCGTGGATCGCAGCACATCCGGCAGGAAAGTCCCGGGAACTTTTTTCGAGGGTAAGGCCCGCTTCGTGAAACAGCTCTGCACGGCTCTTTCCGCTTTCCTGGCTTCTGCTCCACAGATCAGGCGGGGCAAGATACGCCGAAATATCCTCATCGCAATTTGCCCCTTTTATGGCATCCACGGCGGCGCCAATCGTCATGTTTGGCTGGTCCAGTTCCCTGTACACGACTGCGTGGCCGTCTTCACCAATCGCCAGCCAGTGTACAGACAGCATGTCAAGGCCATAGTCCATGCACACGTACCTGCGCACATTCCCACGCGGAGCCTCTCCCTTATGCCGCGCTTCCAACTCCGGGAAATACCTGCCTCCCGGTGAAGACAGCGCTTCTTCCGGTGTTGCGGGATATTCCTGCCGTGCCGCCGCTTCGCCCATGTTTGCAACCGTTTCCGCATACCATTTTTCGGTACGCCGGGGATCCGATCGCCAGGGAAGAAACAGCTTTTTGAAACCGTTTGCCGGGTTTGTCCAGATTTCCTCAAAAAGAGTCCCCAGCTTGATGGTGGACAAGCCAATGATTCGTCCACCGTTCGGACGGTTGATGGTGGGAAATGCGGAGGCCCAGATTTCGGACGCATACGGCTGGAACGCCCATTCGTCCAAGATCACAAGGTCAGCTGTGAAAGAACGGGCCGCGTTCGGGTTGGATGCAAATGCCTGAAACACGCTGTCTGGCCCTTCCGTGAACTCAATTCTGAGTTCCATGGATGTCTGGCTGAAAACAGGCCCTTGCCATCCCGGGGGCGCAGGTTTCTCTGCAATCAATTCCGGCATATAACGGAAAATTACGCCCAGACGGCGCGTCAGTTCCTTTGCCTCATTCTCGGAACGCGACAAACCAACGACTGTTCGTCCTGTGTGCGTAAGCAGAAGTCTCTATGCCTCTGCCAGCGCAAGCCAGGTAAACCCAAGCTGCCGGGCCTTCAGGACGCACACGCGCCGTTCATCAGCAAAGGCTTTCAATGCCTGTTTCTGGCCGTCCCACAATCGGAAAGGCTGGATCAGTTCATCCGCGTCTTTGTCCTCTATGTGAACGTAGTTTTCTACGTAATACACAGGATCAGCGCGACAACGGTTCATCACACGTTCACGCAGTTTCTGTATCGCTGTCACGCTATCCCTCCTTGGCGGCACCGGCAGGGCTCGAACCTGCAAACCCGGTTTGCTTCTCACAGCGTACCCGGACCGACGGATTTAGAGTCCGCTGTTTTCACCATTCAACCACGGTGCCATATTCTATTCCCCTTACCCGCCCTCCCGGTTTCTGTTATGCCGGGCTCACCCATGTTTTTTACAGTTTGAAGCAGATGTTTTCCCACTTCTTGTAGGCATCGAAGTACAGCTCGTTCTTGTCACCGTTGTAGGTGATCTCATAGTACATGCCATCAGAAACAGGCGTGGAAAGCATCGCCTTGTTGTTCTGCAGGGTTTTGCAGGACCAGACGACAAACACCTCTTCAGGCCGCATCTACGGAGTGGTATCGGTCTTCTCCTTTTTGGCGTTGAAATACTGCGCAACCTTTTCTTTGCACAGCTTGATGAATTCCTGATTGCTCATGTGGTTCTCCTTACAGCCGGATTCCTTCGATCTCCGCCCGCAGCTCAAGAACGTGGAGATACTCTCCCATAATGCGCTGCTGGTCACGCAGAACACACGCAGGTGTACCATCCATCTTAGGCTCACACGCGCCGATGCCGCGAACTGCATCCGCTTCCAGCTTGGTGTTCAGCTTTTTGAGCCGCTCATAGCGAATTTTGACCTGGTGGTACTCGGCTGCCATGCGCTCTTTGTAGTTGGTGCTCATCATGCCTTTTACGGTATCTTTCAATTCCATGTTGATTCCTCCCTTTTTGGAGCTGCCGGTGAGACTCGAACTCACGACCTGCAGATTACAAATCTGCTGCTCTTCCAACTGAGCTAAGACAGCATACGAAATCGCATCTTTCCGGCTCTCGAAGTCCGTCGGCGGCGATTCTGCCTCCCTCTCACAGAGACATAGGGATGTGCGGCGTGGCTCTCCGTCGTGTCGCAGTTGCTTTCGGTCTGTGTTCCGCCCGGCTTTCACGGGAGGGCGCTACCCTGCATTGTTGCCGCCCGTCGGAATCAAACCGAACGTCCCACTAGCAAGGATGCACCAAGCAGCGGCATATGGCCCGGCCGTTGCGCATCGTTGAGAGGCTTGCCGGGATCTGTTTGGCACGCGGAGATGGAGTCGAACCACCACTACATTCAGGTTTCCCTTTGCTGGCTAGACGCCGGTTCCGCTGTCTGTATATCGCCAATGTGACACGGCTGTGGAAACCGCCGCTCTGCCGATTGAGCTATCCGCGCATATAAATTGCGTGTCTTTCCACGCCGTCATGGCGGAGCAGAGAGGATTTGAACCCCTGCGGGCTTTCGCCCCTCGCAGTTTTCAAGACTGCTCCCTTCGGCCACTTGGGTACTGCCCCATACTAAATAGGAAGCCCTCCGGAGCCACTTCCGGGATTCCCCTGCCTATACGGCTTGGCTTTCGCCCGGCAAAGACTTCCTGCAAGATCAAAATCTGCCCTGTCCCTCAGCCTGCAACTTTACTACTTGAACCCGGTGGGCCAAAAATGTTTCAGGGTGATGCATTTATACTCCCACTTTGCTCCTGCGTGAGGGATAAGCGCGGGATGCACAGTGGAGAAAAAGGGAACTAGCCACGCATCGAACAGCATTTTGATTTTAGCTACCCAGATGTACAACGCTTAATCCCCTTTCTCTTGATTTCAGCGCCTTACCCTCGTGCGGGATTGGCGTCATATGAAACCGGCATCTCAGCCGGTGCTGGGGCCTTATCTCGCAGCGACACGGGCAGCGTTTGGCGCCGCCTTATCCCGTGCAGGTCCCGTACTGCTAAGGAGGTGATATGCCTAAGTGGATGGTGGAGCAAGCAAAGGGAATCGAACCCTCATTCCCTGCTTGGAAGGCAGGTGTACTAGCCGTTATACGATGCCTGCATGAAATGGGGAATCATTTTCCCCAAAAAAATTTATTTTTTGAACTGGGACTTATTTTTTTGACCCAATCACCCGCATGGGGGATACCATCTTCAAATACTCGGACGGATTTACCCCGGCTTTCTTTGCCAGCGCATCAACCGTCTCTTTCGGATATGCCACCTTGTAGCACCCCTTGCATTTAATCTGGTATTCAACCGCCTTCAGAATGAAAGCCTGAACGCTGATTCCGTCCGCTTTCGCGGCTTCACGAATCCTTTCCCCCGTCTCTTTGTCCGGCCGAATCGTGATGGAATCATGCTTCCTGTTCCACTCTGCACTGGTCATGCGTTCTCACCATAACAGCACTTCCCGTCTCTCCACGCTCCGCACTGCTCTTCGTAACACGCCATCAGAAAGAACTCCGCAACCTGCCGGTACTCGTACCCTTCCTGGTTTCCGCTGTCGTCATTCTTGCTTACCTGCTTGACGTACTGTTCCTCTCTGGATCGGTTGTAAGGACAAAGTTTCATTGGTTTCCTTTCGTAGACGAATCTTCGTAGACGAAACTGTTTCGTAGACGAAAATTAGCTGTTTTTCGTAGACGAAAACGGTCTTTCGTAGACGAAATATTTTTTTGGGATTTTCAGGGGGAATGACATATTTGTACCGTGTCCGCCCTTCGCTCGCACCCGGTCGCCCCTCATGGGGGGTGGGGGTGGTACCCCCTGCCGCTTCCCCACAGCCGAAAAAAATATACCCCCGGGGCCTGCCTTTGCATCCAAAAAATACCCCCGGTTGCCTGATTCGGGTTTTCGGTACGTGAGTTATTTACTCTCGTCACAATGACGATATAACGCCATGTTTTGCCGTCAGTCTGTCTCTTGGTCTGACATTGCGGACAGCTTCGCCAGCAAAGCCCGGTCGCCTTCGGTGATTGCGTCTGTGACCTGCACTTGGTCGGTGGGCTTGTCCCCGGCAGAATCCCGGACGAATGCCGCCGCTTTGACGTCTCCTGCGCGTGCTCTGGCAGCCATTGCAACGGCGATTGACTCATACACCGTCAGGCTTTTTCCCTTTTGCTGTGCCATCTGTTGCGCTGCTGTTGCCAGGTCTTCCGGTGTCTGGTCGTCGAGTTCTGCCGGAAGCTCTAACAGGTCGTTGTATATTTCGCGAATAGTACGGCGCTTTGCCTGTGCCTGTGTACTTGCCTTCTGCCCTGCCTGATGGATTGCTTTCGCTTCCTCTTCCGGCCGCTGATTCAAAGGCGGCGCGGGTCTGAGGTTCTGGACGCTTTTAGGAGACATCCTCCGCCCGTCCTTGGCGATCAGCTCCCCGGCCTCTGCCTTTTGCAGTGCCTTGTATGCCGCTTCCTGTGCCGTGCTCGCGTTCTCTGCCTTGCGTCTTGCCATGTTCCCGCCCCCTCTCTTTTGAATCTCTAAAACAGATTATACGTACTGAAAAATCCCTCCTCAACGAAAAAAATCCGGCCAGGTGTTACCCTGACCGGCATTTTTATTGCTTTTCTCTTTCCATTCGCTCCCGGACCGCATCCAAAATATAGCCTTGCACGCTTCCGCCGCTGCGCTCTGCTGCCGCCTTTATCCTTTCGTGCTCCTCTGGCCGCATCCTAAGCGTGATCGTCTTGAGCTTGGCTAGATACCTCGCATTGCTTGCAAGGTGTGCTTTTGTCGCCATGGTATCACCTCCGCCTACAGTATACCATAACAGACGACAACATGCAATCATGTACATTTTGCACCGCTTAAGCGCCACAAAATTGTGCAATCATCCAATTCTAATTTTCCCTGTTGACATGCTAGCATGTACATGATATCATGTAGGCACAGAAAGCGAACAGCACAAACACAAGGAGGCTGAAAGCCATGAAAAAGATTTTCTTAACCGCCCGCGTCCAGGGCGACACGGTTCTGTACTATCTGTACAGCTTCAACGGACACATTGCCCGGGTCAATCTCACCGGAAAGATCAGCAAGGCCAGCGACGAAGACCGCCGCGCAGGCAAAAGCGCCGAGGAATGGCTCCGCTCCCACTCCCGCAAGCATCACTAACACAAGGAGGCCGTCATCATGATGTTCAAGTTTTTCAATCCCCGCCCCGTCACCCTGGACGAAGGCAAGGCCATGTACCGCAAACTTGCGGCCCAGTATCACCCCGACCATGGCGGCAGCACCGAAGCCATGCAGGCGATCAACGCCGAGTGGGACGCCCTGAAAGGCAAGCTTCCCCGGTTCGTCAGCAAGCAGGCCCGGGAAGGCCGCGCGGCCTATGAGGCCAAGCAGACCACCCGCCGCCAGGTTTCCCCCGAAGTGGCCGAGATGGCCGCCAAGCTGTCCCGGATGTCCGGGCTGAAGTTCGACGTGGTGGGCAGCTGGATCTGGGCCGAGACCAGCGCCCGGCACCTGCAGCAGCTCAAAGACCTGGGCTTCACCTGGTCCGCAAACCGGCACATGTACTACTGGCATCCCGCCGGAGAGACTTCCGGCCGCGCCCGCAAGTCCAGCTATTCCCACATCTACGCCAAGTACGAGGGCCACAGCTACACCGGCCAAGGCTCCGAGGAACTGGCATCTTGAAGCGGATACCCACGCGAGCCGCACCGCCCAAAGCGGCCCGCTACCACATCGCAAACACCCGCACACAACAAGGAGGTTTTCCCATGTTCCCCATCATCACCCCAGACCGGCAGCGCAGTTTTGAAGCGCTGGCAACCCAGCACGAGCGGGACTCCATCCCCTGCATCTGCGGCTTTTGCGGCCGCGGCTGCTACCAGATGGGCAAGGCGGAGGGCGCCAATCGTTCCATCTGCACCACCTGCCCGCTGGCCCGCTACGCGGATTTCATCAATCGCCGCTAAGGAGGAATCACACCATGAAGAAAGCCATCACCATGAACGACATTTTCAGCGCCGTCTATTCTGACGGCCGCCACCTGTGGGAAGCCACGCTCCCCGAAATCTACGCCAACCAGGGCGACAGCCGGGTAATTATCCGCCCGGTGATCTGGGCAAGCTGCATCGAGCCCGGAAAGCTCTTTGCCGTGGACTTCATCGGCAAGCGGTCCGGTGTCCGGCTCGGGACCTACCCCACCGCCAAGGAGGCCCAGGAAGCCGCAAACGCATACGGCCGCATGAAGTGCACCGACTTTGCGGCCATGATCTGCCGGAAGGAGGCGTGACCCATGAAAAGAGCGCTTCTGTGCGCCGCGCTGGCGGCCGTGCTGCTGGCGGCCGGGTTTGCGGCAGGCTGCCGGGCGACCATGCAGGCCGCCGTCCCGGTAGGCGTTTCCCGTTCCGCCGACGGCAAGACCGGGTATCTCATCAGTTACCGCTACGGCGGATACTGGCGCAATGTGCTGTATCCGTATGAGCCCAACGCCTGAAAGGAGGAACCAACATGGCAAGCATCAAGCACCAGGAGTACACCCACAACGGCCACCGCGTCATTCTGGACGCCGCCGAGATCCGCCCCGGCAAATACGAAACCATGATTTACCACAGCAGCAGCGGGGCCGAGATCGACCACATCACCACCGGAAGCCGGCGGGAAGCAGTCGACGCCTTTTCCCAGCTGTTCAAAGCATATCCGCCGGACGATTCCGCCCCGCTGACCGGACGCTATGCCCAGCTGCGGGACGACCTGCGCAAGGCGCTGGAATCCGGCGCGGCAGCGGAGCGGGAGAACCCCGAGGACGGCGGCACGTGCAACTTTGACAGCGCCGCCCTGTATCTGCCCCGGTGGAACGCCTGCAAGGTGGAGCAGGCCGCCAAAGAGGCGGGAACGGCCTGCAGTACGTGGCATCTGTTCGGGACAAAGCACTTTGTGTTCTGCCCCCGGACCGCAGCACAGGCCAACGCCCGCAGCCGCAACGCCGAGGCCATGACGCAGGCCCTGAAGGCAATGGGGTATGACGCTATCGACTATTGCCAGATGGATTGACGGGACACTTTCGCAGGGCTGCACCCCAAAGCAACCCCGCCCCACTTCCCAAAAATCAAAACACAGGAGGAAATACCATGTATTACGAGATCAACGAGAACACCGCCCGCGCCGCCCATGACATGATGAGCTTCCGGGACTATCAGCCCGGCAGCGCAACGGCAGAGTACCGCGCCGCGGTGGACCGGGCTGCCGCCCTGGTGGAGCGCTGCAAAGCCTCCACCAGTCCCTACTATCACGGGAAGCTGGACGCCCTTCTGGACCGCTACGCCCGCCGCCTGGCGGACTGGACAAATGCCTATAACCGCAACGGTGCTTCCTGCCCGTCCGTGATGATTGCCGGGGCCAGTAACTTCCCGGTGCGGAAGAAGCAGCGCCAGAACGCCCGGGAGGAAAGCCTCTGGGCCGAGTACAAGGAGATCGAGGGAATTCTGGAAAAGATCAAGAGCGTAGGCACCGGCCCGGTGGATCTGACAGACCCACACGCCCGTGAGATCCTCACAGGGGACCTGGAAGCCGCCCAGAAAACGCTGGAATACTGCAAGGCCGGCAACGCCTATTTCCGCAAACACAAGACGCTGCGCGGATACGGCGGGCTGACAGACGAGCAGGCGGACAGCATGACCGACCCGGAAGAGTTTGGCTTCCGGCTCTACGGCAAGCCCTACCCGGACTATGAGCTTGCCAGCCTGCGGGGCAGGATCAAACGGGTGCAGGCCCGCCTGGAAGAGCTGGACAAGCTGCAGCAGATGCAGGCACAGCCCGCCGCAGACGAGCAGCACGACGGCTTCAAGGTCGTCCGCAATGCCGAGCAGAACCGCCTGCAGCTGATCTTTGACGGCAAGCCGGACGAGCAGACGCGGCAGCTGCTCAAATCCAACGGTTTCCGCTGGTCCCCCAGAAACCAGGCATGGCAGCGTCAGCTCACCAACAACGCCGAGTATGCCCTGCGTTCCGTGATCGAATCCATAACCGCATGATAGAACAATCCCCTCTCTGCTTCATACAGCGAGGGGATTTATATTTATTTGCTATAGCGCTTGATTTGTGATTTCCTGACTGAAACTTTCTCTCTTATCAAGTATTTCAATATATAAATCCGGGTATTCGTGTTTCAAATCACAAATTACGCCTGTCAGTTCTGCCTCGTGAACCGTAGTCTGCTTATGTGTTCTCACATAAGATACCTGTAAGAGATTGGTATTGGGATATATGGATGGGTCAATGGGAACGTCATATACTGGGTCTATATTCTCCTTGTGCGTTATTGTAGAAACAGGGAGAACAACAAAATCATTGGTGTCGGCACGAGCCAAAACCAACGCAGGACGGCTTTTGAAGGCCATCCTTCTTAATTTGGCATTATAGTATGGGGTGTGCGCCTTGCAGATTTTTCCTATCATATGACACCCCCTGCTTATTCAGCATCTTCAAATTCGTCATAATACATATCCCACAGATGGTCATATGGACGAACTTTTTTGGCATCTTCCTGGATGTCATCAAGAGATAGGACACGACTTCCGTTTTCGCCTGGTGCGAGCCCCTTGCGCGCATTCTGCCAGGATAACTCTTTGTGTGAGAGTTCACTCAGTTTCCATGACGCAAATGATCCGTATTCAAGTATAACATTCGTAGCGATATATTTTACATCATCAGAAACGGCATTTACAGGAACGAGAATCTCTCCGTCGTATAAATCGTTCCTGACCTCACGGGAGACAGGACCGTATTTCCAGCCTTCAAAATCGCCCTCAAAAGCAGGCTGACCGATCACGGCAAAAGCCTCCCGCTGCGTAAAGTATAGAAGTTTATGCAGCTTCATTTCATCAAGCTTTTCACCGGTCAATTCTCGGTATCTTTTTATAATATAATCGGCAACATCGGTAATCTTGTTCATTCCTTTCACCTCCGTCTCCTTCCTATACATATTATATCATATATGTCAACACTAATACTATAATATACATATTAAAATATACGATTCCACATTCCTTTCTAACATAGAAACAGTAGGAAACTTTAAAGACAAACTGAGCAAATAAAACTCCCGGCTGCCTGAATTGACAGCCGGGGGAATTTTTAATGCCTATCGCAAAATACCACGTCCTCCTCGTCTTCCTCTTCGTCTTCGCTGGTTCGCATTGCTTCCCATACCACATAGGCGCCGACCGCGCAGGAGCCGGCCATCAGCAGCACGATCAACAGGAACCCCAAAACAATCATTTTCCCATCCCCTTTACATCGTGCTGTCTTTCGGCTCAGGAAGGACAATGCCCTTTCCCTCAATCTCCCGTTTCATCCAGGCATCCGCAAGCTGGGATGTCTTGTACTCTGCAAATCGCTTGCAGACCATAGGCAGGATTGCCGCCACCCGGTTAATGGTCTTCGGGGACAGCCCAGCCTGCAGCATGGCAATCACCCACAAATGCTGTAACCGTGACCCGGCATCCTCCTGTCCCGCGTCAATGATCCGTTTCATTTCCTTCTTCAGCCCCTGCCGCTCCCGGGAATTGAGCTGATTCAATCCGATATGACACTTCATTTTATTTTCCTTTCGGCTGAAATTCACTACAAAAATCTGTTTTTGCAACACCTGATCCAGTAGATTGACAAATAGAATACCCGTTTTCGTCCCTTTCTCCGCTGTATTGGCAATCCTTACACCGACCAATTGGCGGCACGGGTCGGGTGTTCCAGTCTTTTATCCTAACAAACCTGCCGTTAAAAGCGCATTCTATGGTGTAATTGTGATATACCTTCCCGTTTGAATGAAGCGTCAAAACTTCTTTTTTCCCGCACATGGGACAGGCCAGTACAATCCCCTGCCGCGTGCATTCTTCCTGCGCCTGCCGGTCGCCCAACAGTGCGCGGCGTTCAAGGTCTGTCATTGGCTGCCTCCCCAGTTTTCCATCATGTCAGCAGTCAAGTAGAAGTCATAATCTGCAATGGCTCCATTTACAGCAGTGTACCAGATATATCCATAATCGCTTTCGGACACGTTCAGGGAATGCACGTTGAAATAGCCGTAGTCGCATTGCTCCTTGCATTCCGTAATGCTTCCATCGTCATTTACAACGCCAAACACTATGTAGTGATCGTATCCCAACACATCGCCAAACCTTCCCGTGTCAGCTTCTTTTTCACGGTAAGCATAAGCAATCTTTTTGGCCCAGTATGTGACTGTTACCGGCTCGCTTTCGCTTGGCTCTGTACCGCATCCAGACAGCGCAAAAGCTAAAACAGCCACGGCAAAGCACAATGCAATCCGTTTAATCATGCTGTATCACACCTCCATTTTCCGGAATCAACACAGTCAGCTTTGCGCGGCACGTGGCCGTTTCATAATACGGCGGTTCCAACTGGCTGCATCTGAACTCCACAAACGGTTCAATCTGTCCGGCAATTTCACTCACAAGCCTTTTCCTGATCTGGTCTCCGGTGATGTAAGGAATCATATCTTTGCAAATCTTCAAGTTTGCATAGACTCGCTCAGTTTGAACATCACGCCGCACAATGTGAACGGTTCTCGCGAACGGGCCGTACATCAATTCGCAATCTCCGGACGTGAACCCTCCCAGCTTGCGGATGGCCCATTCTTTTATGCGTTTAATCATCGCTCTGTCCCCCGTTTCCAGCTGTTGCATTTTCTGCAACAGGTCCGCGCCACTCACTTTCGTGCTGAAACATTGCCACTGCATCCACGTTTTCCCTTAATGCCAGATATAGGCCATAATCAACAGAAGGGTGGATTTCGCTGTCAACAAACTCTGCAAGATCATCAACCGACTTTGTGACTTCTTCCAGCTCCTTAACTGCCGCATCCCGTTCCGCCGTCACCTGTTCCAGCTGCTTCCTGAGATCCAGCACAACCGGCAGGGTTTCAGGGTCGATGGTCGGGGCGTCATCCGCGACGGCCTTGACTGCCTTGCAAAGCTCCTGCCGCCGGAGCACCTTGTTTACTCCCCTGTTCGTGTCCTGCGTAGCCATTGCAAGGTTCCATTCATCCCAGGCGTGTTCCGCGACCTTTACAATGAAATTTGCATCAATGATTCTGATGCCCACCGATCACACCTCCAAACCTTGTTGCTTCCGCCAGTTTCAGCGCCGCTTCCAGCGCCTCCGCCTTATCCTGCAGGTTCCGACGCTCCTCGGCTGTCGCCCTGGTCTTCACGTGGTCGGCATTGTACCGCGCCCGGGCAGCCAGCTTTCCCAGGGTGTAAATCTGGGATTCCGTCAGCGGTTCCGGCAGCTCGTAAGTCACGCAGCGGCTTTGCGCCGCGTCAAATCGGATGCCTTGTGCCATTTCAAACCCTCCTCACACAAATTCTTTCGGCGGCATCGGGACGCTTTTTCTCTGCGGCCTCCACAGATGCAGGCAATGCTCGTGGATGTTCACATAATCGCTTTTTGCCGGGTGGTATTGCACGACACACTCCTCGGGATAGAAAAACATATCCTTGATTGCGCACATTTCCTCCCATGTGGGGCAGCGCTTCCCGTTTCTGGTGGTAACGCTGACGTGATCCCATCCGCCGCCGTCGCTGGCGATCACAAGAAAGGACTTGCCACCCACAAACACCTTGAAAAAACCGTTCCCGCTGTCTCCGCGGGTGCCGTAGATGAACCGCTCTTTCTCCATATCTCGGAACCTGTCAAGCACCGTCAAATCCCTCATATCAGATCTCCTTCACTTCAATTCCATAACGCTGTAGCATGAGCTTTCGCTTTATGGCAAAAATCCTATACGCGGCCCCGTCCCGGTATCCCTTGACATCTTCGACGACCGTTTTCCCGTCTTGCCGATACACAAAATCCGCTATGTACTTTACGGCACGTTCGGTTTTTCCGTTTGCTTTTTTCTGCGCGGGAATGAGTTCATACTCCACCTGCCCGCGAAGGTCGGAAATTTCGCCTTTGGTGAGTTTTGCGCAAAGAGTAAGGAACCGGTCTGCCTCTTTCTTTGAATCAAATTCATGGCCCAATACGGTGACTTTGCGGGCGTGGTATTTGTTGGTCACTCTGAAAACCTCGCTTTCGTAACCGCAATAGGAAATTCCTCGATTTCACCGGCCCAGACTGCGGTGCCTTTGCCGTGCAAGGTTTCCCAGACCAGCGGGAACCCGCCGATTCCGTCAAACAGGCTGCCAAGCGTAGCGTGTTCGGGAAGATACCGGGCCATTTTACAGGTGATCCACCACCACTGCGGCAACGCGATACTGTTGCCAAGAGCCTTGTATCTGGGGCTGTCTGCGGCTTTGTGGTGCTTTCCCTTGCTGTCTATCCAGTCTCCAATGTCGGTCCATCCGTCAGGGTAGCCTTGCAGACGCTCGCACTCAGTAGGGGTGAGTCGGCGGACAATCCAGCGAAGAATCTTGATTGCTACGGGGTTTATGTAGTTAAGAGAAAAACCACCGTTTTCTTTTGCTTGAATTGTCCCAGACAAGTTCCCGTTGCTTTTGTGATTCCGGCAGTCAATGCTTTCTACAATAAGATCTGTAGCATCTTTGCAGTCCCTCGCTTTAACACTTGACGCCACCTTATCGGGAACGTAATCACCAAATCCGCGCATACGGCATAAAACAGTCGGCATAGCACTTAGTCCGCCATCGGTTCTCAGAGTAGGAGCTTGCTCTTCTGCCCAGCCGATTCCGTTTGCCTCTGCGCCCTGCCCAGCCGTAAAGGCGGCACATACCATCGGAATGGCACCGTGGCTTTCGGCTCTAAGTGTTTCTGAAACTACTCCAGAGTAACGTCCTCTGTTTGTGAATCCGGTGTGTTCCACCACTCGATCATATCCATCAGCGCGGCGCGCAGGATTTTGGGCAATGCCTTTCCACGGCGGGATGCTCGGTTCAGAATCCCCTGACATGCCCGTTCGCTCAAATAGTACCTCTCCGGCGCGCTGTCCTCCAAGATCCAAGACAAGCGCGATTCGACGGCGACGCTGGGGCACTCCCCAAAATTGAGCATCGAAAGTTCTCCATGCAATGCTCCAATCATTTCCGCAGATAAAGCCTGCTTTCGCCCACTTTCCGTTCTCAGGTCGAGAGATTGAAACTTCGGGTTCCTTAATGCGGGCCAGTTCTTCCAACACGGCGTGGAAGTCGTTTCCTTTGTTGCTGCTGAACGCTCCGGGTACGTTTTCCCAAATAGCGAAAGTTGGACCCAATCCTCCACTTTGTTCCTCCATTTGTTTGATAATGCGCACAGCTTCCATGAACAGTCCGCTGCGCTCCCCTGCAAGCCATGCACGTTTTCCTGCAATAGACAAGTCCTGGCATGGGCTTCCGAAGGTGATACAATCCACAACGGGCGGGTTGTGAATTTTGGTTATGTCTCCCAGGTGCTTCAAATCCGCTACCTCCATTTCAACTGCACTTCATCCAGATACGACCACTTCCACGGTTCGTCCGCGCTCACGATCCCCTGATCTTCCAGCGCAAAGCGTTCGTCAAAGTCGTGTACCGTGTGGCCGTCAGCATGAAACGAAACGGGGCTGTCGCTGTCCCATTTCAGCATAAGAGCCCACAAATCCGGGTAGTTTTTGCGAAGCAGGCGCAACTGCTCTACACCCTGATTGTGGCAAAACCAACAGCCGCCGCGGGTTGCGGTGGTATAAATCGGGGAAAGCAAGTCGTTTTCTTCGCACCACTTGCGGCATTTGGCTTCGTCCCAACCAGCTTCTACAAGCGGGCTTTTCTTCTTATCGCTAAAAACATGGAATCTCCCCGGCTCGTCTGCGGCAATCCCTACATACTGCACAGAATTTTTTGGTAATTTTGCAAGAACGCTCTGCTTTAACCTGGAATTGCACCACGGACCACGCTGAAACGGCCATCCGTAAATGCCGCCAACGCATTTGTTTTTTGCAGCTCTTCCGTTTTCGCCACAAATCATGTAAAAACAGTCATCATATGACTTTTGACCTCTGACGTGCTCCACCTCAATCCCGTACCGCTCCTTGATGATCTTGTCCGCCTTGGCCTTAAACTCCACCATCGGCGGAAGATCTGCGGGAATCGTGTCCGTGGCCCACACTTCTGCGTGAACAATTCGGCCAAGCGGCCATCCCAGCTTTTCAATGGCGCCCAGGCAAGCCAGGCTATCTTTTCCATAGGAAAGTGACAGTATGTGTTCCATCACTTCTTCCCCTTCTTCCTCTTCCCAGCCTTTGCCCGGTCTTTCCCGGTCTTGGCATGGGCCGAGACCAGCGTTTTATACCGGCGGTAAGCGCCTCCGTCGTGGCGGTGTTTACTGCTGTTCATTGGCGGCCTCTTTTCCGTCGCTAACGACAACAGAGTCTGCACCCTGCACGGTAACCCATCCGTGCTTCAGGCGCGCTTGCGCTTCAGTCATCTGGATCAGTTCGGGAGTGATAGACTGCGCAATAATGCGGTTAGAATCTGCCTCTGCCTGAGCCTCAATCACCTTTACATCTGCCTCAGCCTGCGCCTTGGTCTTTTCCACCTCTGCTTCAGCGGCGGCAGTCTGTTTTTCAAGTTCTGCAATTTCTGCGTCCTGCTTAGCCTGTTCTTTGGCCTGAATTTTCTGTTGAAGCCCTTCATCCAGCTGGACATCGATCACAAGGGCCGATATAACGTTGATGCCGTATTCTTCGCCCAGCTTTTCGGAAAGGTAGTTTGTGATTGCGGTATTCACATCGCTTTTCTTGTCAGAGTAGATGTCCATGACGGAAAACTGGGGTGTGACCTCTTTGACGTAGGCAATGATGGAGTTCTGGATGTAGTTTGCCACGAGATCCTGTCCGTCCATGCCATTGAAGCGCTTATACAGGTCAACCACGTTGTCCGCCTTAAAGGCGTAGTTGACTGTCAGATTGATCTTCACCATGCCACCGTTTGCGGGGGCGTCGATGCTCCAATCCGCATGCTCTTTAGTGTTGTAGTCAGCCGGGTCATTGGAGAACACGATCTGCTGCTGAGAAACCGGGAACTGCTTCACAGACTTGAAAGGGGACAGCCAGTGCCATCCGGCGGGAAGCGTCTGGCCCTCAACACCATTCGCTGTGTAGACAACTCCGACGTTTCCGACGTCAACGCGCTCCAGGCAGAAAAGGCAAGCAAAAGCGCACACAACAGCCAAAACAGCAGACGCGACAATAGCAATAACTTTACTCATTTTTCATTTCCTCCAAAGTTGTTATAAAAAATTTCAAAAAACACGATAAAGGCGACAATAAAAACTGTCGCAATAAATTTCATGTGATTCCCTCCACTCTCTTTTCCATCATCTCCCATGCAGCATCGGTCAGCGGGCGGCCGCACCAAGGGCAAAACCCCATCGGTTCATAGTTTCCCATATGGTCGCAATCATAGCATCCGCTGCTTTTATCATTGAGGCTGCAAATTGAGCTTTTGCAAGATTGACAAGTTTTGCAGCGCCTGCACGGCTCCCACACAGAACGGTCAAGGCGGGGCTTTTCAGTGGCGTCCTCCATATCTGCCATCGCGCTGCGGACCAGTTCGCCGGCCCATCCGGTGTCATCTTCCATAAGCTCCGGGCTCCAGTGCGGCATCCCTTCTTCATCTCGGTATGTCAGTCGCTTCATGTATTGTTGGCCTCCTTTGCAATCGCGGCTTCGGCTGCTTCATACTGCTTGCATGCAATTCTTGACTGCGAGGGCTCAAACGGAATTTCACCGGGCCACGGCGTCCCATACCTGCTTGTTGCATACGGCTTCACATCGCAAGTGCCGCGCCTAGTGCCGGCAACCCGGTGGAAATGGTCACACGTCCCGCACGCTTTTCCAACGTAGTTCGGGACGATTTTGATGCGCCCGTCCTTGTCCGCCTCCACCAGTTCCCGCAGCCGGTCAAGGTCGTAGTCATCGCCAATAATGCCCTCGATGGAAGCCAACCGGTCAATGATTTCCGGGAACAAATCGCACCCCCAGCAGCCTTTCTCTCCATCTTGGTGCAGAGCAAAACAAATATCCTTGCTCATATTGCATTCTGCATTCCCGTCTGCACATCTGTGCGTCATCCGCTTCATGCATTGTTCACCTCCTGGTAAACCCGCAGCAGCTCCTGCCGCGCCTGTACGCAGCGGCGCTTGATGGATTCCCGGCTGTACTCGGGAGCATCTCTAAGATAACCGCCGTCATTCATCTTTACGGACTCCTTGATGCCCTGGATCAGCAGCTCGGCGGTTTTCAGATGGAGCATCAGTTCATCGTTTTCAATCAACGATTTCATAGTTACCTCCTTATCTCCCGGTACTACCAAACCCGCCGTTGCCGCGTTCCGTTTCTTCCAGGCTGTCCACCTGTTCAAACGCCGCGTGATGCACCGGCATGATAACCAACTGGCTGATCTTGTCTCCCCTGTGCACCCGGAAAGCGTCAAATCCATGGTTGTACAGCTTCACGCGGATACTCCCTGTGTACCCAGCGTCGATCACGCCTTCACTGACGATGTTGAAATGAACATTGAGTCCGGACTTGCTTTTCAGCATCCCCACCATGCCGGCGGGAATCTCAACGTGGACACCGGTGTCAATCGTTGTGCTTCTGTGCGGATGAATCACAGCATTCACCGGACTGCGCAGGTCTGCCCCCGCGTCCTGATCGTGTGCGTATTCCGGCATAAACGCGCCGGGGTCAAGAACTACTTTCATGCACTTACCTCCTGAATAAATTTCATCCCGCAGCCTGTGCTTCCTTCTCGGCCTGCATCTTCTTGTAAAGCGGCGTGTCCCAGCTCAGGCACTCATGACAGTCCCGCGCCCACTTCTCGTCCCAGCGCTGGCGGCGCACCATGTAAGGCTGCGCAGCCTCGGCTAATTCCTTCACGCTAGGCGGGAATTGCATGGTGCGTGACAGGTCTGCCGCACCCTTCTTTGCGGCGTTCAGTGGAATGTCCGCCAATGAATAGGCCCAGGCTCTCGCCATGCCCTCCGGGTCGTTGCCGCGCAGCATTCCGGGCCAGTAGTTGAGCATACCGTCCAGCAGATCGGCGGCCTCGTTAATTTTCATAAATCTCGCCTCCCGCAATCTGACGCAGTTTTGCGCGCTTTTCTTCCATAGGCGACCGTTTACCCTCGTAAGGTTTTACGGGCCTGTTCCTGGCGTTCTCTGCCGCCTCCCAGTCAGCCTTGGATTTTATTCCTGTATCAGCGCAGCGTTTCAGAATTCCCTTAATGTAAGCCCAATTTCGTTTTCCCTGATCTACCGCTGCCCGCATCGCAAGAATAAGCACATCTGCCGGTAAACAGGATAGCCATTCCTGTATCTGCTGATAAGTGGATGGTGCCAATGTTCCGATGTTTTTCTGGTAATAGTCGGCAACAATGCCCAAATCTGCATCCACCTCCCACACATCCCCCTGGGGGGTATGGGGGGTAGTAGTTTCGTTAGAAACTACATTACCTTTATCCTTTGTCCTTTGTCCTTTGTCCTTGGCTTTTTTGGGTTTTTCAAAAAAGGCTTGGGTTTTTTGGGTTTCAGTGGGTTTTTCTGAAAAGGCTTGGGTTGATTTCGGCCTACCGCCTTTTTTTCCGTTCTCACGCTGTTTTTCCAAAAAACTTTCTCTAGCAGATATGGCTTGTTCCAAATCTCTTTTTATGGCCGGCCAGACAAACCGTTCATTCCCGCTGAATACAGGCTCTACCCCGTGCGACTTAAATTGCAACATCGCCCGTGCCAGACGCCCTACCTCCGCGTCACTGAGCGGCTGAAAATATGCCTCATAGCTCAGCCATAGTTTCACGTATTCATTTGCCATCTGCACACCTCTCAGAAGGGCAGATCACCTTCATCGTCAGCAATGGGTTCAAACCGTTCGCTGGCAGGAGCCACATCCAGGCGGCTTTCGCTCGCGTAGTTCTGGTTCTTCTTCTCTCCGCAGAAGCTGGCCTCACGGGCAACGATTTCCACCGCCTGCCGGTTGTTGCCGTTCTTGTCCTGATAGGTGCGGGACTGCACCCGGCCGGAAACGGCGATCAGGTCACCCTTGGAAAAATACCGGCAGATAAAGTCCGCCGTCTTTTCCCATGCCACCACGTCCAGAAAATCCGCCTGGTTCTGACCGTTGGCATCCTTGCGCCCGCGGTCGCAGGCAATGCGGAAGGCCGCCACATTCTTTCCGGCGGCAGTCTGCCGCAGCTGCGGGTCAGCCACAAGGCGGCCCATGATCGCAACTACATTCAGCATCTTCATTCCTCCAATCTGTAAACCATGTACCGCACGGTTTCCCCGTACCGGTTCTTGGCTGTTTCGGTTGTTCCAATGATATTTACCCCGGCCGCACGTAGCTCGGAAATCCGCGACGCCAGATGTGCAATGCCATAGCTCTGCATTGCCTGTGCGCCGGTCAGCGTCCCCACTTCCCGCAGGTGCCGGAGAACTCGCTCGTTTTGTGTCATGTGTCCTCCTTCGGCGGATCAGGTAGAGGCATCCAGTGGGAAACGGTGGCCATAGACCAAAACCAGTTACCTTTGCTTATCCACCCGTTGCGGCGCTTTTCGTACCATTGAATATCAACAATGCCGTTTTTGGTTGTAATAACTTTCTGACCATCTTCTGGCATCCGATCTTTAACGCTGATCCATTCCATCCTGTTCACCTTCTTCCATTGAACAGTTCCAGCAATCTTCGCACCATGTGCTCTCGGTTGCAATATTGCAACACTCTCTGTATCCCAAAGCAGCACAACAAACTCGCGGGACTCCATCCTCCCTTTTGGGCGCATTAGGATATTTCTTAAAAAAATCATCTTTTCTTGTCTTTTTGGGGTTTTCAGAAGACCATTTTTCTACAATTTCTAATATGGAATCAAAGTTTTCAATATCAGAAAGTTGGGAACATAAATCTTCACAAAGTGGACAAACAGAAAAAGCGGGGCAATGTACACATGAAGAATACATATTAAAATACTTGCACATCCGATTCCATTCTTTCAAAAATTGTTTTGCTTCCATTTCAACCCTCCTTATCGTCCAGGTAGTTCCTCCCAAACTCCCGGATAAAATCTTCCTTTGTCCAACCGTAGCGGATCATGGCTTCTTGCTGTGCCATTCGCTTCAGATTCAGATCCACTTCCCTGCACTGATGCACTGACCGGGGGCCGAAGATGTGATGCTCTGCATGGCAGAGAGTAACCCACAATCCCAGACGCTTGCTTTTCTGCCTGTTATCGCCGCCGAACACTTCATGCCTGTCCAGCTTTTCATGGCATCCGAAACAGATAAAACAAGATTCCAAATCATCCTGCAGGATGCTAGGCGCATAACCGTTGCTGTCCAGCTCTACACCGTATTCATTGACTGGCATTTCGTTTCCCCCAATCTTCCAGCAGCAAAGACCGTTCCTTTTCACTCATGGTGCAGATTCCAACCGCTTCACAGTCCTGCATCAGGCTGTCAATCAGACGCGACATCTGCTTTGTGTTGTAACGGCTGCTGCCGTAGTAAGCCCGGATCACAAGCAACGGCCCGTCGTCGTCTACTTGCTCGGTAACCCATCCGGTTCCCAACTGTTCCCATGCGGCCCGGAAAGTCTTTGCCTCATCGGGCGGAAGATGGAAGTCTTTGAATACGCCCACCTTGCTGATTGCATCGCGGTAAACCTGCTCTTTGTTCAGACCGATTTCCTGCGCAAGCCGTTCGCACATCGCCCAGCACATGTCGTTGGCATTTTTGCTCCTGTGCTTGCGCATCCGTTTCAGCTCTGCCGTGTAGGTAATGCCGTCTCGGTATTCGCGCAGTAGCCATTGCTTTACTGCCGGAAGATTCAGCGGCCGGATAGACAGGCGTCCGGTCATGGCATCAAATTGGGCGTCCTTGAAATCAATAAGGATACTCACTTCCAGCCCTCCGCGATCTTCCGGGCGGCTTCCCAATCCTCCTTGGTGAAGTCCTTGGACGCCTTTCCGATGGTGTTTGCAATGATGCCCCAGGCGGAAGTTTCATCCGCATTGTTTTTCTGGCAGTAAGCCTTGACAACGCTTTGGCACATGGACCGGGCTGCCAGCTTTTCAGCAGCCTCCTGATTCTTCTTGTCTTTCGGGTCTTTTTCAGGCTCATTATCACCATTTTGTTCCGGCTGATCTGTAACCGGCAAATCCTCACCGGCGTAGATGTACAGGCCCAACCCAAACATAGCAAGGTTCTTCACGAGGCAGCGCATAATAGCCTTGTTCACATCAAACATCGTGGCGCGGTCAACACGCTTTTCGTTATACGGTTTCTGCTCGTTTCCAAATTTGTCCCGGTAAACCCCATCATTGCCTTTTGTGGCATATCTGAAGTTTGGATTTTTGACAAGGTAGGAGTATTCCTCGCTCAGCATTGCCTTGTTTGCGCCATCCATAACGGGAAGCCACATTTCATGCGTTACCCCACAAATCGTGACGCTGGTTGACACCATATACCCGGTGTTGTCGTCAAACACATACGGGAGGCCATTTCCGTCCCGCCAAACCTTGTAGGAGGCGTCAGGATAACGCCTCTTTACTTCTGCCCATGCAAACGGCCACGACAGATAGGTCAGCTCTGTGTTTCCGGACTTCTTCTTTTCTGTGTGTCCGTTCACATTCACGGCAAACAGCTCATTGAAAACGTTATTGCTCGTTTCCATCTTCATCCTCACTTTCCATATCAGACAGTTGCAGCGCACAGCGTCCGTCCCAAATGCATTGCTCGCACAGAATGGGATGCCCGTATTCGTCGCAGGCGCCGCAGCCGGGGTATTCATTCGGGCTGGGCATCGTTCTCCACCATGCGGATCATGTCAAAAATCTTTTTCTTCAACTCATCAGGCTCGGGAACGCAAACGCCCTCGTCGCTCAGATCCTGAATCACAACAACCACACGTGCCGGGAAAGTCTTGGTCTCCCCCTCCTTGATTTCGCATCCCTGCGCGGCCAGTTCTTCAATGGGGTTGTCGTTGATTTTGACAGAGTGCATCTTTCCGTATTGGCTCACACTCACGACGCCGGTAATCTGCTTATTGCAAATGAGTTTCATTTTCTTTTTCTCCTTCTGTTGTCTTCCAGGTCTGCCACCACTTCCGGGTGGTTTCGTACAAAGGATTTGAGCCGGTCACGGCAGCTGCCGCAGGATGTTCCCATCCTCATGGCCAGCTCATATGTAGAAGCGCCGGACCACCATTCCCGGCACATCCGAATCATGCGCGGGTCCAATGGCGGTTTGGGCCAAACGGTTCCCGGGAAGCTGCCCTTCCACTTGTTGATTTTCTTCACCAGAACGCTCTTTTCATTGATCCGGAGCTCGCGCATGAGTGCTTCCCATTCTCCGCGGCAATACCGCATACAGTAGGTATACTTCTGCTCCCGCGTGTAAGGGTCTTTCCGGTTTGAGGGGAACTCTGCTACCGCCTGCTCCCCTCCCGGGATGCAGTCCACAACCTCTTTCCGTGAGCAGCAGTAAAGCTGCATGCAGATTTTGATTTGTGATTTCGGATTTTTTGCCAGCCGGATCATCTTTGCGATTTCGGATTTTTCCTCCTTGGTCAGCACTCGGTAATCACCCCCAGCCAGACAGCCATGGCCGCGAAAAGCACTCGGCCCATAAGCCCCAGGGGAAACGCAATCGCTACGCCGATCAGCCCCGACGCTATGTACTTGCAAACAACGCCAGAAAAAGATAAAATGAGGTTGGGTTCTTTTGCCTGCCGCTTTCCGTGCGTCACCACGGAGGCGGCTTTTTCTTTTTCCATTCCAATCACCTGCCTGTCACCATGTATCGGGCCAACCTGCGCAGCGTTGTCCTGCGGAAGGTCCTGCCCCCTTTGATTTCTTCCTGCCAGATGGGCAGCACATTCAAACTCTTTGCCGAACGCCCCGTCACTTTGGAAACCTCGTTCAGCGTCGGCCATTCTTTCAGACCCAACTGCCGCAGATCATTCATTTGAAGTTCCACTTCCGGATTATTCGTCATTTTGGGGCCACCTCCTTCAAGTCCCAATTATTACTCTGCCAATCTGCTATGCTTATTTCATCAACTGTTCGACAGTGACACCAAAGTATTCCGACAGTTTCAGGATACTTTGCGTATCGGGTAAGTTCTTACCGTCCGCCCAGTTGCAAGCAGTCTGGGGCGAAATCTCCAGGTCTTGCGAAAGGCGGTACCTCGTCAAGTTGCGCTTCTCCATAAGACTCCGCAAATTGTCTGCAAACATTTTTTCACCTCCATATTCCAGTGTGTTGACTATTCCAGTTCACTGGATTATTATATAAGTGAGGAGCTGTCGGACGGGCTGCTCCGTTATGAAAGGAGCAGAACATGATTTAGATCATTGTTTTACTTGTTCATGCCGTAGTGGAACACGCATAGGAGCTTGTCCCTGTTGCCACCATCATTTATTACGTCACTTCGATAATTCGCAACATTATTGAAATGAATGAACGATGGCGGAAATAACAACTCACAAAATCTTGTCCGTTTAACCTCGCAGCCCGTCCGGCCGCACCTCGGTATTCCATTGGTTGGTCGCCCCTGGAATGCCTCTATTATATTCCAACACTTCGGAAATGTCAACGAATAAATTCCGATGTGTTGGAACAATAACCGGAGGTGATATTTGTGCAATTTGCCGAAAGACTACAATCTCTAATGGCGCAAAGGGGAGTATCAAATTATCGGCTATCAAAAGAAATTGGATGTTCTCCAACTACTGTCGGCTATTGGTTGACCGGTAAAAGCGCACCAACATCAGAGTACGTTCAAACACTTGCCGGATACTTTGGTGTCAGCACAGACTATTTAATGGGATCAGACGATACCGACACAGCAGAGAATGATGAAATGGCCGAACTGCTGGAAGAAATACGCAAAAATCCGGAATTGCGCACTTTGTTTTCTATTTCAAAGCGTGCAACTCCGGAGGAAGTCAGACAGTATATTCGATTGATAAAAGCATTACGCGGAGAGGAATAGCGTCATGGGTGAAGTGTTTGTGCGCCTGCGTGATATGCCGATCAAAATCAATGGCATGACAATTATGGATGAAGACGGAAACTATAATGTCTATATCAATAGCCGTCTGGACTGTGATAACCAGCGCAAGGCATACGAGCATGAGCTTGAACACATTCACCGGGACGATTTCTATAATTCCCTGTCCATCCAGGAAGCAGAGGATTTATAAAGGAGAATAAAAATGGATATAGTTGTATTTTTTGTTGTAGGTTTTTTGGCTTATCTGTTGGGTGTTTTTGGATTTGCTCAAATTATTGGAAGTTTGCAAAATGTAAAAAGACGTGGGATTGGAATGACGCTGTACACAATTTGTGTATGGGTTATTATTTTGGGAATCGGATGGTTTATAAGGTATAGTGTTGTGCCAGATCAAAGTTTCGCATATTATCTTGGAACCGGAATTTCTTTTGTTCAAATTTTGTTTTCTGGTAAAATTCAATAACAACATGTCATTAAATGGTGTATAATAGAATAAAAAAAGCGCCCCCGGGCGGATACCGGGGACGCCGTAGATCACAGCCCGAAGGCCGCAGACCCAACATCTGCATTATATCATCTTCGGGCACACAATGCAACCGGAGGTGCTATTATGGGGCGAAAATTGACAGACGGCCTCACGTTGAAGCCGAACGGAACCTATGAACTGATCCGCCGTATTGATGGGAAACGGAAATCATTTTCCAGCAAAACCCCCAGGGAAGTCTGGGAAAAGTATAACGCTTATCTTCGGGCCAGCGATGCTGAACGGGATGAAATCAAGCGCGGTAAAATGTTCTCGGATGTGGCAAAGGAATGGTGGGCAAATAAGGAATCCGAAATTGCTTATGGTTCCAGGCGCACTTATAAATCCGCAATGAAACGTGCCGTTGATGCGCTTGGTCAATGCCGGATCACGTCTATCACTCCTGAGCAATGCAATTCTTTTATTCAAGGACTGAATTTTGCTAGGAAAACGGTTTCCAATCAGCTGTCAGTTCTGAACATGATTTTCAGATACTCTATTGTGCGCGGTTATGCAAAATCAAATCCGTGCCAGTATGTAGAGATCCCATCACACCTTGCACACTCTACAAGGCATCTGCTCACGCCGGAACAGCTGCAGGCTGTAAAGCTGTCTGCCGGTACACCGGACAGCTTGCTTGCACAGCTGATTCTTTACACCGGCACCCGATGCGGGGAAGCCCTCGCGCTGCAGTGGAAAGACGTGGACTTTGAGAATAACCGGATCGGTATTACAAAAGCTGTTGTCCATCACGGCAACTGCCCCGAAATCGAAAAGACAAAGACGCAAGCGGGCATCCGTGTTGTGCCGCTTCTAACGCCTTTGAGAGCGCTGCTTTTGCCGCTTGTTGGAAACCCAGACGATTACATTATCGGGGGCAAAAAGCCGCTGTCTAAGAGCGCTCTGAATCGTTACTGGGAACGTTATATAAAACAGCTCAACGTGGGGCAAATTGACCGGCACCAGATCCGGCACGAATACGCCACAATGCTTTATGAAGCGGGCGTCGATGTTCTTACCGCCAAAACCATTATGGGACACACAGACATTGCCACAACGCAGCGCATTTATACTCATATCCGGGAGTGTCGCATTGACGATGCCCGGAAAAAGCTAGAGGAAATGTCAGACCGTTGGCAGACTTACAAAAATAAATACGTGCAATCGAACTTTTGA